GTGGATCTAGCGGCTGTAGGTGTACCCGTAGGAGGCGGGGAATTCACGCACGGGGAGTGTCAGGTAGGCTCAACGGCAGAAAACTGCCAAGAGCTGTGGCACGGAAAACCGTGAACTCGTGTAAAGCCTGCTGAGCAGGCGCGTCGACGTCGAGCCTGTCGGGAACAGGCGAAGGCGCCGACAGCATGAGACTCCGACGCGCGGGCCTCCTTGACGAGGCCCGCTTTGTTTTGGCCGCAAAAAAGCGCCCCCGAATGGGGGCGCTGTTGAAGTCAAATGCGCATCTCGACGTGTTCCCCCCACGGCGGCTTACGCCGAGGACGGGGAGGGCTTATCCACAGCACCGGATATTCCGGCGGTTGATCCGGGAAAGCCCCATCGAGGTCGGTTAGATACACGAGGCAAGCAGGCGAGAGCCCTTCCTTGGCCACCCAGTCGAAGGCCGGGCGAAAATCCGTGCCACCTCCGCCTACCGCGCAGAACTTGACCGGTTCCCCGGCCACGAAACGATCTACGCGCTGGACTTTGGCGTCACAGTAGACCAAGAAAGTTTCCTCGGGCCTGATCTCGTCGCAAATCGCCTGTATCTCGGCCTGAAAAGCCGCGAGCAAGCGAATCCAGATCGAAGCGGAAGTGTCGGTGGCGATGACGATGCATGGCAGCGTTTCCGACGCCAGTCGCGGCAGGTAAAGCCCCTGCGCCAAGTAGCGCAGGGACGGCATCTGCCACGTGTAGTCGGCCGCGGTCCAGGACCGCTGGATGAACTGCCGCAGTGCCGCGCGCCAGTCGATCGAGGGCTTCAGCACGTCCTCGGTCATCCGGCGAAGCGATCCGGGGAGATTCCCCCGCATGCTGGCGGCTTTCTCTGCCTGCGCCACCGCTTGCTTCCACTCGCGCTCGAGCTGCTTCGGATCCGCGTCTTTCGGCGCGTCCCGGACCTCACCCGCCGGCCGCCGGGAACGCTTTTGATCTCCGTGGGCAACGTCGCCGTCGGCCTCGTCACCCCCGTTCGAAGTGTTGTCCGCTTCGTCCGAGTCACCTTGCCCGTTGTCGGGCCCGGTGTTGGGGTCGTTGCCTGCCTCGGAGCCCTCCGACCCTGAGCTGCCCTGCGGTTGGTCACTTTCCTCGTCCTGGCCTTCCGACTGTCCGCTCGGGCTGCCGATCGACTGGTCCGAGAATTGCTGCCCACCCTGCCCGCCTTGAGGCGCACCCTGTGCCGAGGGCTTCGGCACGTGAATGAGGTCGTACACCTCCTCGGCGGACTTGCCTTTGAACCTCGGATCGACCAAGGCCCCTTCGGGGAGCTTAAACCCGGCATCGAGCAAGATCGGATTGATGACGTAGTCGCACGCCCGATTCCAATCTTCCTCGTCACGGTCCCCGCGGCGCCAGCAGTGGCCGTTGGCCACATGCAGCACCTCGTGGCAGAGTGTGCCTTTCAGCTCCTCCTGTGAGCACTCGAGCACAAAGTCCGGGTTGTACCCGATCTTCGTCCCGTCGACCCACATCGTGTCGCAGCTCGGGTCTTCGACCAGCGGGAGCCGCAGGGCGAGGGTTCCGAAGAACGCCTCGTCCAGCAGCAACTGCGACCGGGCCTTGAGCAGGAGCCCCTTGACGTCGACGGGCGCCTCCTTGGCCTTACGAGCCATGGGCGTTATTGCCCATGAAGGCAGCCATCGCCTCTTGGATGCGCTGAGCCTCGGCCATGGCCGCTTCGCGCTTGACCTTGTCGGACTTCAAGTCCTTCAGGCTCATCGCGTTCAGCCGATCCTCGGCCTGCTTGCGCAGCCGCTCGAGCCGCTCATCCCCGCTCACGTTCAGCCGATCGAGGAGCGCGAGCATCTCGCGCAGGCTCGACAGCGACGATTCGCGGGCACCCTTCGGATCCGCAAGGCGCTCTTGCACCTTGTTGATCGTCGTGTACAACCGCTGCCAGAGGTCGCGGTTGGCGGCTCGGAAGGCCTCCTGCACCGATTTCTCGATCTCCTCACGGACGCGCTCGGCTTCCGCATCGTCGACTTCCGCGGTGAAGTACTCGCCTGCAGGAAGAGGCATCACGACGGTCTCGAAGGCGAACTTCGATTTGAGCGATGCCACCGACGGATAGTCGGAGTCCTTGTACAGCGAGTTCAGCGCTTCGCGGGCTGCAATCTGCAGCTGACCGTACTCCTGCAAGAAGGCATCGACTGCCTTCTGGAAGTCCGCCTTCGCGGAGCGCATGAACTCCATGTAGGCCAGATAGTTCTTCGTAGGGAGAAGGCGCGTACCCTCCTGCACCCACCCGAACGTGTTGCGATAGTGGAACTTGCGAGCCTTCGCGACCACTCCATGGATCGCCTTCATGTACTTGTTCTCCGGCAGCAGGGATTTCCAGTACCTGCCGAGCCGGTTGCTTTTGAGCTTTTTCTGGTTCGCGACCTCTTCCGAGACTTCGCGATCCAGCTTGTTTGCGGCCCAGACGCTCACGTTGAGCGAGACCAGGACCGCCTTGTTGCGAGACGGAATCATCTTCGCTCTCCTGAAAGGGTGGAATCAAGCTGTCCAGAGCTTTCCGAGCTCGGTCGACACCAACTTGGTGAACGCCGGGGTGCTCTGGAGCTTCGGCTCCTGGCGCAGAGCGTCACGTACGAGCAGGACGGCGAATTCGCCCTTGTCCGCTTCGTAGAGCCGCTCGGCGTAACGCACGATGCGCGGGAAGTTCTGCACGGTTGCCTTCTTGGCGAGACCTACGCAGACCGCGAACATCGCCGATACCTTCTCGGGGATCCGACCCTGGTCCGGGTCGAGCAGAATGGCGTCGAGGTTCGGCAGCTCCTGATGGATTTCCAGGAAGCCTACGAACTCGCGTGCCGCCGCATCCCCGACTGCGCCCGCATAGAGCTCCTCTGCGACCTCGGGCGGCGGATCGGCCTTGAAGATCTTCCCGACGTGCTCCCACGTGCGCGGACACGGACTGTTGACCAGGTCCGCAGTGGGGTTGAACTGGTGAAACAGCTCGTTGCGGAAGTACAAGAAGCTGATCACCTCGGGAGGCACACCGGCGCCGTACGCCCACGTGCACCAGTCATCGAAGTCGGGCTCGACCGTGATGATCGAGGCGAACCGGCTCTTTACCGGCTCGAGGATGCCGTTGACACCCGCCCGATCTTCTCGCCGGTTAGTGCACGCGACGAACGTCACGCAATCCGGCAGCACATGCCCGTTGACTCGACGAGCCAGAAGCAGCTGCATGTACGAGGCCTGAACTGCCGGGGTCGCTTGCCCCAGGTCGTCCAAGACCCATACGGTCGGCTTCGTGGCTCGCAACGCTTGCGCGAGCTCGCCGAAGGGAAGGAATGTGGCTTCCGTCTTCGACTTGCCGAGCCAAGGCAGGCCCTTCACGTCGGTGGGATCTCCGACCGCCGGATGGCTGACAATGAGATCCGCTCCGATCTCCTCGGTCGCTTGACTGACGAGCGACGTCTTTCCCACCCCAGGAGGCCCGACCAGCAACACAGGCAAACCAGCCTGGAGGCAGGTCCGCAAAGCCTTGGAGGCTAGAGATGTCTTCATGGTCCTCTCCTGGTGAACACACATGACCTTCAGGGTGTGTAGCCACCGGCAGTGGGAAGCTCGCGCACGGTAGGGATGTATTACGTAAAGACCGTGCTCGTTTAAAAAACGAAGGCGCCCCGTTCGGAGCGCCTGTCGAATCATGCGGAATAGACTTACGAGCGGCTCAGCTTTGATGGGAGCGAGCAAGCCATACGTGTCCGTTTCGGCCGGTCGGCCCAGCACCACATGGCGTACGCATCACGTCGGTCTTGCGCAAGGTAGCGTACCCCTCACGCGCGTCCGTCAAAGACGCGAGACTTGAAGATCGCGAAATCCTCCGCGGTCAACGCCACGTATGTCACCGAAAACCCTTCTGCGTCTACAAATGACCTCAAAGCGTGTAGCGCTCGTAGAACCGGTCTAGGAACACACGACGAGCGAAGCTCGATCAGCTCGCATGACTTTTGCCGAGATGGCCATAATTTCGCCATCTCGCCCTAAATGAGTTCGCGGAAGTGCCGATATAAAGAGGTTCTCTAGACCAATTAATGCTGCTTCTCACGCATCAGCCCACCAAGAAAAGGGTCGTGGTGATCGATCGCTACCACGCGTCGAGCAAGAAGTGTCATCTCTGCCACCACGTGAAGGACGATTTGAGGCTGAGCGATCGTCGTTGGGTGTGCCCCAACT